ACAATCGCCTCTATGCTCATAGTGCTCTCCTAAAATGCTCCGGGCGTCGCCCGCGAACTGATTGTGGCGTCGAGGTTATCAAGCTTCGCCGCACGGCCCGCTGTGTAGGATGCGGCTTTGGCTGCGTCCGTGTTTGTTGTCGACGTATCAACCAGCACCACACCCGCCACCTTGTGCGTGGTCGGATCATAGCCGGTATCCGCGAAGTCTTTCAGGTCGGTGGCCGACTGTGCCGCGCCGCCGAGCTGTGCCGCATTCACATCGGGCACTGCGGTGTTGAGATTCTGGCCAGTCAGTTGTATTTCAATCAGCAGCGGCGCCATGTTGGCCGCACCGCCCAGTGTGATCGTCACCCAGTCGGCCGTCGTGAACAGGTCGTTGTGGAAGTGCAGTTCGTACGTGCCTGCCGTCATGTTCGCAGGCGTCCCGATTCGCACGTGAGCCGCTGTTGATGGCGCCTCATACGTCCCCTCCGTCGTCACATCCTCATCGACGGCGAGAGCCACGCCCGTGCCGCCGCGCTTGACGTAGCCGCCGACGATGCTGGATGTATGAATCAGGTCGGCAAGACCCGCGCCCACAGCGGAGGACGAGTCGAGAATGAACACCGTCAGAATGACGGAGGTTTCGCCTTTGACCAGTTGGAACTTCATCCGTTAAAGCCTCCGTTCATTCCCGGGTGGACTATCAGGCCACCGCCCGCCGCCACGGGCTCATTGACCGGCACGCCGTCGAAAACGTACTCGTAGCTCACGCTCTGATTCTCCCCGGCGCCGGTGATCGTCACGGCCATCGAGTCCGCGTACCACGTTTCGCTCGCACCATAAAGGTCGATGCAGACGGGAATCGTCTGTTTGAAACCAGCGGTCGTATTCACAGTGTAGGCGGGGATCGTCCGCTGCTCCCAATCCGCACTCGCAACCGCTCCCGTTTGATTCTGCGTTGTGCCGAAGATCGAGTCAGGATCGATAATGAGACGACAGGTTTTTGACGCCGCATTCTTGACCCAGACCGTCACATCGATTTGATCCCCATGCGTGGCGGGGATCATGGCCAGCAAGTAGCGGAGGCGCTCCGATTCGGTATCGTCGATAGCCGCAACGGTGATAAACTTCAGCCCCGCACCGCTCTGACCCGCCGCATCAGTCTCAACCGTATGGCCACGGCCGAACCAGCACATGAAGCTGTTCTTGATCTTGTTGTGCGCGGTCGAGATCACTTCCACCAACGAGTTTGCGTGCACCTCTACCGGCGTGGCGGATGCAAGCTCGCAGTTATGCAAGATTACCCTCCCCTCAGTTCCTCCCACCGAAATCAGGTCTCTGACGTTGCTACTCGGAACGCCAGCCTCAGTCTTCCCGAAGACCACGTTTGTGCAGTAGATGATGCCGCGAAGGGCCATCCCACCATACGTTGTGTTGACGCCTGCATTGTAGACCCAACTATCGCGAACGAACGCTCTGCCATTGACGTAGAGACCGCATCCCGATCCGCCCGCGGGCCAGTCGTGAATGAGGCAGCCCTGCACCATTGCTCCGCACACGTAATTGGCCATTACTCGTGCGCACCCGGTGACGTTCGCCCACTTCAACAGCGATCGAAATTGCAGGTTCACGACGCCCGCCGAAGCGCCTCCGCTCCCGTCGATTGTCAAGCGCACTGCCGCCGAGAACCCTGACACACTGCCGTCGCTGGAGACCACCAGATTCGATTTCTCCGCCTGTGCCGACGGCAAGTGCAGCGTGCCGCCGTTCGCCGTTGTCGTGATCGAGTTCACGGTCATGGCATAGGCGGTCGCGCCCGTGGTGGAATGCGTGAACTCCCCGCCGTCGAACACGAGACCGCCAGTACCAGCAGTCTGAGTGATTGCCACGTCCTGGCTCTTGACGTGCCCGCCCGTCGCCATCGTGAGGCTGATATTGGCATTGACCGTCACGCCGGCGAGCACCGTTCCGCTCTCGTCGGTATCGCATAGGCAGTTAGCCGCGATGACGATGGAGTCGCCAGCACCGGGAGGTGTGTCCCAGTTGCCAGCGAGTTCATATTTGTTCGTGACTGTAGCCGAGAACGTACGGACTGCCATTACTTCACCTTTGCCTCAAGTGCCGCCACCTCTACCTGCTTCCCGTCGAGTGCGGCCTGCAAGCCTACCACATCTTCTCTCGCCCGTGCGAGTTTGCATTCATCGGTCGCCTCATACTCCCGACGCGCGATGATCTTGGTCGCTTCCGTCTGCGCCCACAGATCGCGCGCCGTGGTGTCTCTCCACGATTTGGCGATCACGTCGCAGGCGTGCATCTGAATGTGATCCGCACCGTGCCAGAACCAGCAGTCCTGGTTGCCGGCGCGATCGGGAGCGTCCCATGTGAATTCAACTGCCATGTGTTTTCTCCACCGCATCCGCATGCGGCCCCGCCAGCGTCACCCGCCTGTTGTCAGATCGGATCAGCATTGGAATATCATCCAGTCCATGAGAAGAAGGCGCGGGGGACGTCCCTGTCCCCCACGCCGACTTTCCTGCCTACGCCTTTTCCATCGCCACGCGAACCCAGTCCGCGTAGAGATGCTTCGCCACGCTCTCGCCCGCCTTGGCGCCGAGGATGATGGTCAAGTTCACCCCGTCCGGGAATACCGTGGCCGTGGACATCACCGGATGCGTCGACCCGTTGGCCGCCGCTTCGTTGCCGTCAGCAAACCAGTGGCACTTCCGGCCGTCGAAGTAGAACCCGAGTTTGTACCACTCGCCCGCCACGGGGACCGTGATCCCCGAGACGGCCGTCACTTCGTTGGAGCCAGCACCGGTGTAGGTGTTGTAAACACCGTGCACCGTCATCACCGAAGCGTGCATGCCCGCGCGGAAGCCAATGAAGCTTGCCACGTCGCCGCACACGCCGGTATTGTCGGCCAGCGTATCTGCCGGCACTGCCGCGCTGGCCCCGCCGATTCCGAGTCCAACGAGCAGGCCCTGCTCGACGATGGCCACCGGGGCAACACGCGCCTCAAACCACAGCTTCTTGCCGGCCGTGATCCGGAACGCACCGCCCAGGTTGTTCCCGCCGCACAGGTAGATTTCGTTGTTGTCGGTGGCACCCGTCAGGATGTCCACGACGCCCGAAGCCGCTGCCGCACTCACCGTGTTGATGACCACCGGCGTGCCTGCACCCGTTCCCGCGGCAGCCCATCCGCCGGTTGCGGCCAGGAAGCGGTCGAAGTCGTCCATGAACGTGATGCCGTTGCCGTACATGCTGAACTCCGCCCACGGGCAGTGCTTCCAGATGCCGGGGCTCGGCCCGATCATCTGCGTCTGCAGTTGGGTGTGCGTCAACCTGCGATCATATTCAACGATGTTCATTGCATGTTCCTCGCTTTCAGGATGGATCGGCCATCCTATTAGTTGTTGGTGGTGCCCTTGGACAGCACGAAGCACCGACGCCGGTTGTGGAGCACCGTGTTGCCCGTGCAGTCCACGTTCACGCGCACTACCGTATGCTGGTTCGGAGCCTTCTCCGGCGGATCCTCGCGGAAGTACTCGCCCTGCAGGAAGACGATCTTGAACTCGCCCCAGTTGAGTCCGTACACCGGGTCGTCACTGTCGTCGTCGAGGTAGGGCACGTAGGTGATCGGCCGGCGGTGGAACACGGGCTCGCCGTCTTTCGACGCGATGTCGTTGCCGAGGTTGTCGTTCTGCGTTTCCAGCATTTCCTCGAGCGGGCCGTACACGTTGTAGTTCACGTAGTAGGCGTACTTGTCGCCCGTGTTGTAGGACGCCGGCATGTCCTTGTCGATCGGCGGCTTGAAGAGCGTCATCGTCGCGGCCTTGCGCCACGCCCGCACCAGGTCTTCCTTGCTGATGGCGGTGTACGGGGCCGCGTAGTTCTTCCAGCGCGGATAGGCCGTGTCCGACAGCCCGCCGCAACCGGCCGCATTTGCCAGCGTGCCGGATGCCGGCGTGCCCGTGAAGCCCGCCACCGCGTTCTTCACCACCCAGTACTTGATCCCGAACGGCGTGGAGGTGTCGCCCGTCAGCGGCGCGCCGCCCCACCAGTTGTCCTCGTACAGCTTTGCGAAACTGATCATCCCGGCCATGCGCCGGATCTTGATCAGGTTCACGATCTGAGACGCGCCCGAGCACATTTCCATCTCACGCCGGTCATAGGCGTAGTTGGTCGTGTTGTGCTTCCACGGCACGCTGCCCGTGGTCTCCACGTCGTTCACGTTCACGTCGTCAACCGCGAACAGTCCGGTGTTTTTCGCCTGGCCGTTGTCCCCGGTCACGAAGTTGAACGAAATGCTCTTGCCGTCATCAAACGTCACGCGGTTCTCCCGCATGATCTGCGACATTGCGGTGTACTCCTGCAAGTCGCTTGTCAGGTCCGTTACCTTGGCCCTGCCGAGATTGGTCAATGTCGTATTCACCAAGTCGGCAATCTGCTCGACAGTCAGTTCCATCTGACTCACCTCGCTATTCTATCCCAAGGCGCACTACAGAATTGACGTTTTGCTCGCCTGCGCGTGGCCGTAGGCATGCAGCTTGCGGGCAACTTCGTTCACCGCCCGCTGCTCGGGATCGATCACCACGTCGCTTGCCTCGCGGTGGGTCGGCTTGTTGATGATCAGGCCCTTGCGCTTGTTGAGCCGGTCAACCAACTCCTTGCGCGCCAGTTCACTGAGTTTGTTGTAAAACACACTCGCCAGGGCTTCCTCGAAAAGCCGATCGCGGTCGGGCACCGGCTGGTTGTCCTCCTCGTAGCCGGCCTCAAGCCAGTTCATGCGCTTGCTTACCGACTGCCGATTCAGGAAGTGCTCGGATTTCCCATCGAGCGCGTCAGCGTTGCCCTTGCCGAGAAGCGCTTCGTAGTTCCTGCCGAGCGATTCGACCTTCTTGTCAAACCACCCGACGAACGCTACCTGCTCCTGGGCGTCGCGGTCCTTCTCGCCATCGCCCTTCATCTGCCGCACTTCGGTCCTCAACTCATCGAGCTGCTTCTGGTAAAACGTGTTCATCTCCTCGAACGCGTTCACCACGTTCTCATCATAGTCGTCTTTCGACAGCTTGACTTTGAACGGCTCGGGCTTCGGCTTCTTCGCATCCTGCACGGCTTGTGCAATCCGGCCCTGCAGGGAATCCACGGCCTTTTGCAGCCGCTCGTCCGTGCCGTAGAGCTGGGCGTCCTCTTTCGAGATGCCCAACGCCGCGGCCTTGGCAACCAGCCCCGCATCCAGCTTCGCTGGCGCGGGCGGTGTCACCGTATGGACATCCGGCTTGGCGGGAGGTTCATCGCCAGTCGGTTTCGTTTCAACATTAGCCGGCTTCGTCTCGCCGGCCGCCGGCTTCGTCTCGCCAGCGGGGGGATCGTCGTCAAGTTGCGGCACGATCGGCCGTATCTCGCGCGGCTTCGCCGCCGCCTTGCCCGCCGGCTTCCCGCCCCCGTTGGGAGGAGTGGAATCACCAGCAGGCTTGTCTTTGACCGCCGCCGCCGCCGTCGCTTCCGCCTTTACGCCTTCGAGTAATGCATTGAAGTCGTCCATTCATCAACTCCGTTTCTGTGGATCACCGTAGCCGCCGTTCCGGTCGTACATGCCGATCAATTCGCCGTATCGTTTGCGGTGGTCGCAACTTCGCAGGATCGCCCGTCCGTCCGGCGCGAAGTCCGTTGGAATGCCGTGCCGGGCCGCGTGCTCGCGAGCCTCCGGAATCTGGTCGGGGTGAACACCCATTGCGTCCGATAGCATCGGCCAGCCCGCACCCGTCGAATGCACCGTGCTCCGCATATCTGCCGCAACGTCACGCACCGCATTCCCGCCGCAGTCCAGACAAACCGTGTTGGCAGGATGCCCCTCCTTCATCCCGAAGGCCAGTTCCTGCGTCTTCCCGCACGTCTCGCACGTATAGCAGTAGAGAGGCATCTGTCGTCGTCTCCGTCCCCATGAGAAAAGCTCTGAACCCCCTTAGCTAAGGTTCAGGGCTTTGATCTCAAATCACCGACTGGCCGGCCGGCTCTCTGGGGACTGTATTCAGTTGTTCGTTGCCTTACGTCTGGCTGAAGAAGCTCGCCCGCACGCTGATCTGACCGATGATGATGTCCGCCAGCGCGTTTCCTTCAGCCGCAAACTCGAATCCGGCGGAGATGTAGGTTAACGCCGACCAGTCGCTCACGCCCGCGCCCGCCGGAACGCCGTTGCCGATCGGCACGCTACACAGGTTGAACCTGCCCGCCGTCATCGACGCCTTCAGGAAGCTCCACTGCACGTAGTTGGCGGCCGACGTCCCCAGCCTCAGCCACGTCGATACCAATTCTTCACCCGATGGCCCGGCCTTCGCGTTGGCAAGCCAGACCACCCTGTCCTCCGCATCGCAACCCGACAGGTCGATCACCGCCGTCCGGAAGATGCCCGCATAAACGGTGTTTGCCGCCCCGTCCACCTTGTCGAACTCGATCCCGCCCAGAAGAGGCGCGACCGTCAGCTCGAGGTTCAGCGAGTCGGTGCCCCGCAGCGTCCACGTCCCGTCCGCGTGCGTCAACGTCGTCATCGGATCCAGCAACAGCCGTTCGTTTCGCTTGTACATGTCAGCCCTTTCGATTATGCTCTTCGCAGTGTTGCTTCATCGCCTTGATCTCGGCCGTAAGGTCCTTGAGCGCCTGCGTCGATTGGTTCATGTGGTTCGATAAGAAATCCGTCATCATGTTCAACATGTCCTTTGCGCCCTTGATCATCACTATGATCGATATGAGCACGCATCCGCCCGCGCCCAGCGCCGCCAAGTCCTTTAGCCAGTCCACGCGGTCCACCTTTCTAGCGGTTGTTTCCCGTCATCGTGGCGTCGGCCTGTGCGTTCTGCACGCCCGCGCCCATCAGCGTCTGCATCATCGCGTTGTCGCGGCCCGTCCGCGTCCCGCCCGAACGATTCGTCCGGATCGTGTGTCGCTGCGTCATTCCCTGCCGAATGAGAGCGTCCGGTTGAATTGCCTGCGGCTGATTCATCATCCCGTTCGCAAACGTCAGTATCTGGTCGAGATCACTCATGTTGCTGTAACGGGCGATCGTCCGCAGCAGCCCTTCGATGTTGATCCCGATGCCCTGCTGTTGCAGCACCGGCATCAACGGCAGGACGTAGTTCGCCATCACCCGGTCCAGCAACGCCAGTTTCTTTGCAGGCGACAAATACTGCATCGAGTACGGATCGATGTCCATGTTGAATTCGAGATAGTCGCCCTCGCGGTCGGCCGGCGAGAACGTGACGGGAATGGTGATGTTGGTGCCTGCTATCCGCTTTGACAGCGGTAGTTCAATCAGCGGATCGTACCACAGATACCAGCCGAGGTCGTAACCAATGTCGCGGACAAAACTCCGCGTGGCGTTCTGCATCTTCTCAAGCCGCTTGCTCGAATTGCCCGCCAGCAGCTCCTCCTGGCCAAGCGTCTGAGCCTGTGCACTCAAACCCCCCAACGTGTCCAAGTTGCCCGCAAGCCACGAGTAGAAGTCACGCAGTTGAATGAGAAACGCCAGCGACCTTGGATCAGCGCCGCCCGTCGAAAACTCCCGCACGCCGTCCGGGTTGTCCATCAGGATCATGTCACCGTCGTTGTGCGTGAGGATGTTCTTCGCGTCCTGCTCGGCATGGCTCGCGTAGCCGGTGAATGTCTTCTGCCGCCGAATCTGGTCCTCCAGCTTCCGGAAGATCGAATTCGCCAACATGTGCATGTCCATCCACAACGCAACCGGCGGAAGCGGCATTATTTGGCCCGGCACGTCCGAGAAGCACAGCCGGTGGAATGGCCCGCCCTCCGGTCCTTCCCACTCGTTGACGTGCAATGGCATCCCGTTCTCGGCCGGAAGCGTCACCAGCATATTCTCAAGCGGATACCATAGATCCCACAGTTCGACGTAGCTTTGATAGTCCCCCTGGTCCAGCGATGTTCCACGTGAAATCGTTTCCGCTCGAACGTCACCCCCCTCGTTGGTCCCCGTGATCCGCGTCGGCTTCAGGTTTTCCTTGTTCTCGAACCAGTCGCTTTCCATCACGTACCAGTAAGGTAGCCGGTAGCGGTTGCCCGAGAACGAAACCTTCTCGTACACCGTCGCGTTTACGTCATGCACCCAGTCGTCGTCGTCGACGACATCCGCGAACGGCTGCCCAATGTCATGCCGGAAGCCGTCGATCTCCATCTTCCCGCGACTCTCCATTCCCACCTTCATCGTCCCGGTCAGGAACATCCCGTTCATCACCGCACGCCCGAGCGTCTGCTCGAGCTTGATTTCCCGGTCCACCAGATGGTTCAGACCCATTTCCAGCTTGTCCGCCTTCGGCTTCACGCCCTGCTTGTTCGTTGAGACGCAGAAGCGCGGAGCCGCGGGAACCAGATTCTGCTGGTAGACCTCCACCGAAACCGACAGGAGCGGGAACGGAACGCTCTTCTCCGCACCGTTCGACGAATAGTTCGCGCCGACGTACTGCCTGATGGCGTCAAGGCGTTTCGAGCGAAACACCTGCAGCTTCTGCCGGCTGAACTCCACGGCACGCCGCACGTCCTGGATGTCCTCTGCGTTCTGCGGATTCATCAGCGTCCCTGTCGATGGAATGTTGGGGCCGGGTTGAAAGGACAAGACCCGGCCCCGTGGCACTGCCCGGTCGGGCGGCAGCAGTTCTTACTCGTTGTCCTCGGGGTCGAGCACGTTTGCAGCGATCGACTCCACGATCTTGCTGATAACCTCGCCGATCTCGGGGCTGTCCTTCCGCTGGGCCTTGATCCCCTCGGCCACGTCTTTCGCACCCTTGCGATAAATCACGCTAGCCATCGCCTGGCCCGCACGCAGCAGCTTCTTCGCCTCGCTGGCCTTCTTCGTCCCGAAGATCAGACCAGCAAGACCCACGCCAATCCCGATCACTGTATCCCAAGGAACCCTTGCCAACAGCGTCAATACGTTCATCCTGTCACCGCCTTTCTTTTGCCTCGAACGTTTTCTTTCGTTTGCCTCGAACATCCTGCTACTGTTGGTGCGTGCCTTCAACTCCACGGGCCTGTCGGTCGCGGGTGCGCTTGTGCAGCCACATCATCGCCTCTTCGAGTTTCGTGACGACGATGGCGTTCTCGCGGTTCTTGAACGGGCCGTTCTGGAAGCCGCGCATCCGGTCGAGCATAACGGCGAGCAGAGCTTCGTTCGTGATGCCGTTGACGCCGACTTGGTTCAGGGGCCCCTTCTGGAAGTGGATAGAGACGCCGGCATCTTCCACCACCCCGCCGTCATCATGTACGATGATTCCGTATTCGTGGCATGCCCCGCTTTGATCGGGCTCATCGTACACACCTACCGTCACGAACTGGTCGATGATCTTGCCTTCGCACTTGTGGTCAGTCAGTTCTCTCATCTCGTCATCCTTTCTTCACCACACACCTGCCTTTGCCTTTTCTTTCGCCCGAGCCCGCAGCATTCTAGCCGCGTAACAGTGCTCAGGCACCTTTTGCTGGCCTACTTTCAGAACCTGCCGTGTCTCGCTCATCCCCTTCCAGCACAGCGTATCGGCAATCACCCGGTCGCCGTGGTTATGCTTCGCTCCGCTCGGATCGTCAGAGTTCAGGGCTTTCGGATGAGCACACGTCCCGCCCACATACACGTATTCCCTGGCCTCTGCGATTGCCTCGGCACTTCGATTGATGAACAGCCTCGATCCGAGAGCACGCCGGTAGTCGCCAATCAGAGCCGTCTTGTTCTCTTCCGTTGTGAACCAACCAGGCGTCTGCGTCTTCTTCGCCCTCAGACCATCGCCCCGCTTGCGCAGGTAATACCGCTTCGCACCTGTTGCTATCGCTCGCGCCCCGAATTCCCGCCCCGGCCCGTTGGCCTCCCATATCATATACGCCTCGCCGTGGTCACCCGTGAACCATCGCGAAAGCGCCACGCAGTATATGGCAAACTCGCTCGGAAACATATTGATCACCGCGAGCTCGCCCACCTTCTCTCCACTCAGGGCGTCACCCAGACTCGCACAACTGTTACTCGCGTCGCTCCCGGCCGATACGTCCACCCCCTCAACGTAGTCGCGTCCCTTGTGCGGCTTGCCCTTCGCGTCCAAATACGTCCACAGCAGCAGTCGCCCCTGCGACCCCTCCTGGAACCGCGTTGGGATGCCGAGATCATCAAAAACCAGCTCGCCCCGCATGTACGGAGGCCTCACGTCCTCACGCTCCGCCCGGTCCAACACCCCGCCGTCGAAGAAGTTGCCACCCGACGTCAGGTAGTCAATGTCGAGCTGCTGAGCTATTTCCAACGCACTTGCACGCCGGGCACACTCGTAGTCATACCAGGGACTCCTGAGCTTCCCATCGAGGATGAAGGGATAGTCCGCCGGGAAGACGTACGACTTATCCAGCCTCTTCACCCCGCCGTCCTTGCCCGTCGTATACAAGCCCCGCGCCTTCTCCGGATGCACCGACCAGTGGAACCGCAGCTTGTGAATACCCGGCGTGTGGGCCTTGCGATAGTAGGCGTTGTTCGTCCCCTCCGGCGTCGCATTGAATATCCGGCACCGTGTTACGTCCGCCGTCCCCTTCATCGCCTTCGCGTCGTCCGGGGCCTTCACCTTGCTGAACTCGTCCAGCAACACCGCCAGCCTTCTATCGCCCACGCCCATATCCCCGGTCGTCGCCTCCCCGTCAATCGTGGCACCGTTTGCCGAATTCTCGATGTGCAGGTGCGTCCGAACGGTCTGCGGCTTCAGAAACGGCGGCAAGTGATCCAAGAAAAAATCGAGCTTCCAAAACAGCGTCTTCGGATCCCCTGT